ATTGAGGTGTTGAGCAATTAGCTTCATTTCCTGAGTAAAACGATTATATTTATTGACGTCAGTCCAAGTCGCTTCACCGTTCTTACCAAACTTACGATGCATCTGTAGCATTTGGTCGAGGATGGCTTTTAAACGCTTGTTAAAAACCACTTCAATGTCTTTTTCTGCCTTCTTCTCTAGTTCATCTAGGATTTTATTAATCTCTTGCTGATTCATTGTTTATCCACTTCTTCAGAATCATCATCCAAGTCCTCTAAGTCTTTACCATACACATTCGCGTCCTTCTCCATCTCTTTCAGCTCATAGTCCACATCATCCACAATTGACATCTTAGAAAGACGTGTACGCTCTGACACTAGCCCTTTTAATGCTTGTGATGCCTGTGCCTCGGATAATAAATCCATAGGAACATTTCGCTTGTACTCGAACCATAATTTCAAGTAATCATCTTTCAAACAGATTCCTTTCTTTGCCCAGGCGCTACACAACACTTTGAATTGATAACGTAGAGCAGTAGTAAACTTACGCTCCATTGTTTTGCATTTGTTCTCAAGTGCCATCAGTTTAAACTTCATCGCCACACCGCTTGTATTACCGGCAAACGACTCATCACTAAAGTTCACACTTTTAGCTAATCGCATAATGTTCTCTTCCAAGCGATTTAGATGATTCTCAATCATTTGATCATTGACTTCTTTGGTTAGATATTTGATGTCGTCATCTTCACCCATCAACTCGAAAATGCCTGTACGTGCAACCTTCTGTGCATCCTCTTCATCCATCCCCATGCCTTTCAGCACCAAATACGCTAAACGCCACTGTTCGATTTCGTTAGATGCATCTGATAAAGTGCGGTCGTACGCATCAATCAAGTTATACACTTTGTCCGCATCACCCTGCAGCTCCTCATTATTTGAAATCCCAAATAAAGGACAGTAGTCGAATAAATGCTTGCGCTCATCTTTCAACACGAATGGCGAATCTTTATCTGAACGAGTGTAGAGTTTTTCAGTTGTAGCATCGTAAAATACCAGCTGCTCGATTTCTACCTTTTCACCTTCAGCATTAAGTTCCGCGCTTTTAAAATAGCGAAATCCATATTTAGGTTCACTGACTTCTCCAGTTTCTGAAAGGATGATTGTTTCCCACGGATCAATCACCATGGCACGTTCATTTCCTTCAGTGTCAATGTACAGTAACCGAGCAGAATAGCCACAAATAGCTGTTTTCTTCCCGGATTCACTATCTAAATCATCAATCGAATTGCGCAAATTAAAAAGCTCAATGGCCTCTGTTAATGACTTAAGGCTTTGAGCTTGTTTATCTACCACATATGAAATTGGATTACCGAACATATAGCCAACTTTCGTGTCTACGATTTCAGCATCAAGTGGATTGTTGAGCGTGTTGTTTACCTTATCATCTACTCGTTGAACATGTGCATTACCTTGGGCATAGTCTGCAGGTTTACGTGTTAAAATTGGCACTGCTTCAGCTTTATAGCGGTTGTAGTTGAATAATCGTTTATTTCGTTCGGTTTTAGTTTCTGAAATTAACTTTTCAAGTAATAGAGGAGTAACGCCTTTTTCATCGATGTATTGAATATATTCGTTCATTCTACTACCTCCTTATTTTGAGTTTACGCCTTTCACACTTGCTACCTCATAGTCATCTAACCCATTCCACATGGCAGAAAAAGTGTGAGAATCAATGTTAAATTCATCTTCAATGATTTCATCTGTTTTAGGATCTTTCTTAAAGGTAAGGTCCTTCAATTCACGAATCGTATTGACGCAAGCATCCGAACAAATGATTCGTTTGAAACGTTTCATCTTCTTTGTATTCTCTACACGAGTTAGCTTTTTACAAGGATACATACGAAAGCCTCTTTGATTGAAGTAAGCAATTGTTTTCGGCTCAGCGTTATCAGCTTTAATAATTGACTTCTTGAGCCCTAATTCCTCAAGCTCATCTGCTGTTTTATCATCCGTCATGCCACGCTTGTAATACTCCTGATAGATATATAACCACTTCTTTTCATGGTCC